AATCCCTCCATTAATGGTAATAATCCTTCTCCCAACGATGCAACTATACCTTTAAATGAATTTTCCATTTGAGTAACCTTATCTGCTATTTCTTGCTCTTTTGTTAATTGTTGAGTTTTTGCTGCTAATTGGTCTTCACTCATACTGGTAATATCCAATCCCTTATCCATAGCATCGGTTACTCTCTTTTTTTCAGCTTCACTTAAGTTACCTAATCTTTTTTGAATTAATAATTGTTTAGTTAATTGCTCAACAGTCATACCAGCTGCATCTGCTAATACTTTTTTAGTAAACATATCCTGGTCTGCAAACTTACCACTTCTTTCAACTTGTCTTAATATTTCTTTTTGAGCATCTACATTTTTTCCAGCATATGCTAATGCTCTTGCTTGAGATAAATTAAATTGGCCGCCAACAAATGTTGCAGCTACCAATTCCTTCTCAATACCATTTTCAAAATCTAAAAGGTCTTCGGTTGTTTTTAATACATCTTTTAATGTAGTACCTAATCTCCTAGCTTCAATAGCTTGTTTAGCTATTAATGATACATCTCCTTTAAAATAAGTGTAAGTAGCTTCTGCGGATTCGGCTATATCATTAAATACTTTAGATGGAGCTACTCCTACCAAATTGGCCATTTCTGCTACTTGTTGAGAAGCACTTTGTGCCGTTTCTGCTGATAATCCTGCCATACTTTGAAATACCATATTAACAGCTGCGGCATCTTTTTGAGATATTTCAAATTGCTTATTTAATAAAGTAATATTTGCAACTACTGCTTTTGAAAATTTACTTGAATCAGAAAATTCTGCTGTTAGAGCTGCAGCGGTATCATACACATCTTTTGCTTCAATTCCCAATCCAGCAAATTCAGCACGAATTTGTCTAACTTGATTTGAAATATCTTTCGTTTGAGATTTTGTTAATCCTGTTTCTTGTCTAAATTTACCGGCAGCTTCTTCTAATTCTGTAAACGATACTAGTGCTGCAGCTACTAGTGCACCAATAATTGCAATTGGTAGCATTCCGGCACTCAAGCTTTTTCCTAATTTTTTAGCCATATCAACTCCATCTTGAAGAAATGATGGTAATCTTTGATATAAGTCATCTCCTTCTTCTTTTATCTGATTCAGTCGTTCTTCTTGTTGAATTAAATTTTCATTTAATTGAAATAAATCTTTTAATTTCTTTTGTTCGGCAGGTCCTAAATTAGCAATACTTTCTTCAAATTTAAGTCTTCTATTAGCTACTTCATTTTGACCGAACATTTCATCTTTTACTTTAGCTGCTTCTTCCGCTTGAGTTGTAATAGATGTATATAGATTTGTATAAACCTCTAATTTCTTTTGGTTTATTTTAAGTTCATCATCGCTTAATCCTAATTGTTGGTCTTTTAAATCTAAAATATCTTTAGCAAGAGAAGCAAATGCACTACCACCTATTTTATTGGTAGTTATTAATTTTCTAGCATTAATGTTTAATTTTGTAAAAGAAGTTCCTAACGAATCTTGTAAATCTTCATATTCTTCCGCTAATGTATTTTGTTTCTCTAATGGTTCTGCTTGTTTTTGTAAAATCTTTAGCTTTTCCTTCTCTTTCTCAATTCTCTTTTCAAGTCTTTTACGTTCTTCCGCACCAACTATCGCAGCCTTTTTGTTTTGCTCCTCAATACGTTGATTAGCTTCTTCAATTTCTCTAAGAAGTTCTAATCGTTTTTCTTCGGCCTTATCTGATAATTTGTCAGCCATTAGTTATAATCGTTTGGTATTAATCCCCAATCCTGAAACATTTTAAACATTTCAGGTCTATCATTTTTTAATTTATCAATTTCCGGCTTATATTTGTAGTTTAATTTATCTACATCAGCCTTTAATTTTTGTAAGACAGGGTCTTTATCAATTAATTTTTGAAGTTTTTCAGGTGTTCTTTTTTTAGTAAACAGTCCAAAAAACTCTTTTAATTGATGTTTTTTTATTTTATATTTTGCCATTTTCGTTTATTTACACTAATTCATCTATAAATATGATATAAAATAAAAAAGTTAGGAATACGAGTGGTTATCTCTTAATCCTAACTTTTGATGCGTTTCCAGATTGTGCTTTTTTTGTTTCTTCGTTTTCTCTTTTTTTAGATTCTAACAATTTATTATAATAGAATCTTCTAAGATGAGTTGGCATTTGATATAATTCCATCATAGAAAAACCATTGCTATATTCCACCATTTCAAAAATTTGAGTGTGGAGATACAAACTATGATTCGTCACCAGGCCAAAAAAACCCTACGCCCATTGGAATAGGCGCCACCTCACTTTCTCCATCTTCATGTACATATGTAAATGTCATGTTCATATCTGGAGAGATTTTTTTAATATGTTCTCTGAATGCTCTACTATCTTTTGCTAAAAATGCATTATTAATGAATTTATTAATATGACCTAAATCTGAATTACCATCCACACTTTTAATCATATATCTTAATCTTGTTGTAATTTCATAAGATGTATCTTTATTCATTTTTTCTAATGCTGCTATATCTTTATCAATTAATTTTTCATCGCCATGTGTAAGTAATTTAAATACTAATTTATTACCAGTAGGTGTTGTAAATTCAAATTCATTTTGATTTGCAAAATTAGAATAATCAACATCTTTTGTTTTAATTTGAGCCAAATCTACTTTTGTTTCAATGGATTTTCCTGCTTTTGATGAATAAAAAGATATATTGTAATCTGCACCATACCCCAATAAACGGGTTGCTAAAACAATAGCGTTTTTATCGCCTATTAATATATCATCTATATTAATATTATCAACTATAATAGATTCAAATAATTTATCTAATACAATTCCTTTTTTGATTAGATTTGTAGAAGAAAGTATATCTTCTTCTTTTGCAGTCATATATTTTATTGTAATTTGTCCAGAAGATAAAGGATGCTCTTTTGGATATAATTTACCCTTTGATGGTAAATCTAATACTTCTGTTGGGAAATCATACTGTTTTTGGTTCATAACGTTACTTTGTTTAAGTGTATATATAAATACATAGTTTTTAAAAAATTAGAAAGCATAAAAAAGGGGATATTTTAGTATCCCCTTTAGTTTTATGTTTTTTTGAATATTAGTATTCAAGAATTGCGTAATCATATGTTAATGTTAAATCAATAGTAACTGGTTCATTTGTGTTAGAAAAGTCCAATTCACCAAAAGCAGCTTTAGTAATAAATGCTCCTTTTAAAGTCCATTGTTCAACCTTATCACCAACAGGACCTAACATATAAAAAGTAATATCTTTTTTATAGAATTCAGCGTAACCATCTCTACCAGTAATTGATTCATGTGATAATCTCACCCACTCCATTACTAATTGAGCTGCCGAAGGAACTACTGGGTCATACAAAGTGATATTTAAGTCCTGCCACTCACCTTTACCCTTTAATTTTCTATAAACGTTGATATGGTCTATTTTTACAGTTTCAAAATTTATTTCTGGTCTGTTTGCTGTTTTAACCATATATGCAGGAATACCCACACTTGTCATTTCCATATAGTAGCGGTTTTTCATCTTCGGTTCGAAGGTATCCGCTATCATTTGGGTATAATTTAATATATTATCTGCCATTTTTTTGCTTTTTATTTTATATTAATAAATATCTATTTTTTGTTTTTCTATATTATGCTGAGAAAGATGCTCCAGTTGGTAAAATGTTGAAATCAATTACTATGAATTCAGCCGTTTTAGTTGGTTGAAGGAATATTGCTCCGGCTAATATGTTTCTATCAATTACATCCGGTGTGTTATTAGATTCATCCATTACAACATTGAATGCGTACAAACCTTGTCTTTGTTGGATACCCTCTAAATACGGAGTTACGGTGTTAATGAATCTTGCTCTAGTTTCAGTTGTATTTTGTTCAAATACTAAGTAACGAGATGTAGATGCTATAAATTTCTTCATTGTAATTAATAACCTTCTAACATTAATTCTATCTAAAGCAGATGCTTTATCTTGTAATGTCTTTTGTCCGAATGCTACAATACCTTGTCCAGGGAAAATTGCAATAGGGTTTACTTTATTTTCATAAAGGATATCTCTTTCTGCGTGCGTTAATCTATTTAATACACTAACTGCGCCAGTGATACCACCTCTATTCAAACCAGCAGGTGCGAACCATTCAGCCGATAATCTATCACTACTAGCGAATACCGCTGGTAACAATGTAGAAGGGGGAACAGTTGTTATTTTATTAGTATTACTATCTATAGTCTTAACCCAAGGATAATAACAAGCTGCGTAGTTTGTATCTACTGCTTGCGCTTGTTCGGTTGCGGTAGTAATTGATGAATCATAATCAGTAAAATCAGCGATGTAGAAACAATCTTGTCTATCTTCAACCATTTCAATCATTTTATCTACAATTGAAGGATGTAATACTCTATTAATACCAGGAATTGAAATTAAATTAATATCAAAATCATCAGGGTTAGATAAAGCGTTAATTGCTTTTGTATATCCCAAAGAACCAGATGCCGTTGATTTAGAACAATTCAATCCTTGCGTATTTGCAGGTCCCCAATCATCATCACCAGCTAATGCTATCTTTACAGTTGGAGATACACCATCAAAACCACCTTGGAAACCTAAAATAAATTGTCTCTTAACCATATCACTACCAGCTGAACCGGTCATTACATAAGTCATTTGAGAATCAAATGAGAATGCTGTATTTGCTCCCACATATGCTCCATCAGGAATTGCGTTTAGATAAATTGAGTTATCCCCAGCTACTCCAGCAGTATCAAAATTCATACCACTATAATATACAGTAGAAGTTGTTGTGTTATTTGCCGAACCAGTTTGGAAAACTACCGCTGGTACATATGATGCATCAGCACTAAGTGTTGCAATTGGATTTGTATAAGCTGCATGTCCAAATGGTGCTGCTGATATTGGGAATGAACCTGGTTCAGATACTTCAACTCTAATATGAATTGATTTATTTGAATAATCACCAAATTCAGTAATTTTACCATTATCATCTATTGAATAGTATCTATCACCAATCACTCTAGCTATATATCTAGGAGATGATGGGTCTAAGTTTACGTTACCAAATGATTCAATTACACTAGCTCTTTTATCAGTATCACCATAAGTTCTAACTGTTACAGAGAATGTTGAGTAATCAGTTGAAGCATCTTGTCCAGCTGCTTTAACATTAGAAATACCAATTTTGTATTTAGTATTGTATGGAGTACCATGTCCTACCGTACAAAAACGGAAAAGTTCAAATCTTTCACCATTTACTAATTGAGATACAACGTAAGGAGTAGATGCCTGTTGAACATCATATTCAAAATTTTGGTCAGGTAGATAAATTAAAGAAGCAACTGCTTTATTACCAATTATATCAGATGAACCAGTAAATGAAGTTGCTATATTTTCAAAGAATGCATAAGCGTATGCTGCTTTAGCACCAAATGGAGATTCACCAAATACATCAGCCACATCATTTGTTGCTGTTGCTAAAATAGATGAGGATATATTTGCAGCTGCTGAACCTGAACTTAATTTCCCAGATACTACAAATGAACCAGGTATAGTAGCGCTACTTGTAATAGTAGTTTCTGCATTTATAAATCCTACATCTTCATTACCAAATGTAGTTGAATATAAAGTAGATATTAATTTTTGAGTACTTCCATTAGTAGACCCAGATATTAAAATACCTAAAGGTTTTACTTGTTTATATCCATTAATACCACCAACTCTTACGATGGTTGCTGCTCCAGCTTCTCTTAAATAATTTTGTACTGCATATTCAGTATAATATGTTCCATCAGGTATTCCAAAAATTTGTTGGAATTCCGATTGACTTCTTACAATAGTTGGAATAAATGCAGGTCCTTGTTTAAAAGGTCCTACGAATGCTGCTCCAATTTGTCCTACTCCTTGCGCTAAGAAGGATAGGTCATTTTCTCGTGTAAATACACCGGGTGATACGATTCTTTCTGCCATTTTATTTGTGCTATTTGTATTTTTAAATGTGTATTAGTAATTACTTACATTAATACTCATATAAATATAAAGAAAATGTCCAAAACACAAATTTATTATTAAATATGTACTTTGGACATTTAAAAATTAGTTTTAGTTAATTACGCTAATGGTGCCGCACTTCCAGTTGATGGTGTGATACTACCAGAAGTAGGTGACCAAGGCATATCAGCTTCAGAAACCTCAATTCTACTATATTTTGTATAATCAATTTGTTTTTGTATTTGCTGATTTATATGATTCATATAATTTGTACTAGGATTAGAACCACTTACATAATTTTTTACCCAACCCAATACTAAATCTTCTGTTAAATCACGATAATCAATAAACCCATCACCATTTAAGTCTTGTACTTCAAATGGAGTTGCTCCATTAAATGTTCCAATATTACCATTAGTATCTGTTCCTATTAGTTTCCATTGAGTACCAATAATAACATCAGATAAATTGTCTGTATTTTGTTTTTTAAGTCCTGTTAATGTCCATTCGTATGTTAATCCCATAATATTTGTGTTTTATATTGTATAAATATATCTAATTTTTTTTTTACACTTCCAATGAACCACTATAATAATCAGTAGTTAATAAATGTCTATATGCTTGTGCCATATGGTCTAATTCAGATGGTACTTCTAACATAAATTTACATTTATGGTCCATACCAGCAGTTCCAATACTAACACCATGTTTATTATCAGATGGATTTGTTCCTATAAATCCAATTGGGTTTGCATCAGCATCCCTTGCAGCTTTATTAAACCAAACAGTTACTGCTACCTCTGCCGTATAACCAGCTTGCCAATATACTTCCGTACCTGCGCTTCTATCCATTGGTGTTAAACCATCAGGTCTTGAATTATCAACAGGTGGTTTAAAGTCTGCCATTCTTTTTTCAACTTTTACATTTGTAACTACGTGATATGCATTTGGTACACTCAACCCAGTTCCTGGTAATTCGTACTCTCTAATTAGTGCCATAATTTATTCTTTATTATTAAATATTAAATTATTTAAAATTTCTTTTAATTCTTTAATTTCTTCTGATTGTTTTTTTATAATTTCACTTTGTTCTTTTATTGCTTCTATAAATAAACCAGCAAAATTACCATAAGAAACTCCATATTCATCAACATCAGATGCATATGTTACTACTTCAGGTAATATTTCTTCTATTTCTTGTGCAATTACTCCAATTTGTCTTTTTTTAGTTTCATCTTTGATAGTATTATAGAATACACCTCTCATCTTTAATACTTTATCTAATGCATTATCTACAGATGTGATATTTTCTTTTGCACGTCTATCCGAATAAGCTACTATATTACCTTCTGCATAGATACTACCACCAACATATATTCT